CTCCACGAAGATAAGAAGTGGTATTTCCAGGGAGCTTTGGAGCTAAGCCATTAGCAGTAGTTGATACTACACCGTAAGTTGTATCAGTAAACTTTGCGTTTGCCGGTACTGCGGTTAGAACAGTAAGTCCATTTACTTTTTCAGCGTTGTCTACGATTCCATTATTGTTAATATCATAGACATTTTTTAACATATCTCCCGTTCCAGCGGAGGCCATAGCGTCATCAACATATTTCTTATTCACAACATGATTATCAGAAGTCGGAGCATTGGAAACCGATACTGGGCCACCAAAACTTGTATTAACCCCAGATATATTCATTACCGACGTTTCAGCCCCGCCGGTTGTCTTAGAAGTTATTTGAAAGTTATTGGTAGGCTTATATGCCTTTATACGATACAATGTTCCGTTATCAACAGTCCACTGTAAACCAACATTATTCGTTCCACCCTCCAACCATCCAGTATATGTTCCGCCAGACGATGGTATAGCTCCTATTTCTGCTGGTGTAGGCTTATTAGATTCGTTATATATCTTTATCCATGGTTGCCAAGTTTGAGCTGGACCATCATATAGTCTTTGGTATACTTTATTTTGATAATTATCTTTTGCCGTTTGTAAATAGAATCCGCCAGCTACTCTATTACATTCTAATCCAAAGGCATTTCCGACATTAAAGGGAGAGTTTATAACTTGATTCCCTCCGGCAGCATAGTAAAAACCTAAATCAACTTTAATATCATTCAAATCTTCGTTAGTTAATTGAATTACTCCAATGTCTTCAGAGGTAGGTTTATCTGCTTCTGAAAAGATTCGATACCAAGAACCCCAGGTTCCACTGTCTGTATACAAATTCCTAAAATATTTCTTTGGGTTACTTATAGAATATGTTGAAATTACTTGTCTAATACCAGCACCGGTGGAAATTACCTCCATACCAAAAGCATATGAAGTTGGACAGTTTAATAAGGTTGCGGCATAGCTATTATATAAACAATGGAAAAATCCAAGATTTGTATAAGTATTTAAATCTGCGTTTTGATAAATCTGTTGGTAATTTAAATTTAAAGTTAGGTCAATATCACTACTTCCGTCTATAAAAACCGTTCCAGATACAGCGCCCACAGCATTTAAAGTTCTGGCTGTTCCCCATTTGGCTGTAGTAATATTAGCACTACCATCAAAAGAAGTTCCATTAATAGTGCGCGCAGTAGATAACTTATCCGCTGTTTCTGAGTGATGAACAGTTGGAGAACCGTCAGCAAAAGTAACATCTCCATTAGTAGAATCCTCTACAATACCAGCAGTAGTTCCATTTGCTCTATTGATTGAAGTAGACAAGTCATAAAGATAATACCAACCAGCGGCACTCCCAAGAGAACCATCAGTATAATAATATAACAAATCTCTTCTCTTGTCGCTTGGTAATAAAGTTACTGCTACTGTCACAGCATCCCACATACTTGGATTTGGATAAGTCGCTGTAATTTTTGCTTTTGCCGCGGTGTCTATTGTTGCCTGTGGAGGCCACTCTGCGCCAGTAACATCAATAGAAAGTCCAGACAAATAGTTATATTTAGGAATATTATCAATTTGAGATTGAATATTTCCTTTTATATTTTTTAAAGACTGAATCTCACTTGTTGTTACATCAGTGGTAACAATATTGCCAACACTATCAGTAACTACCGCTAAATTTTTATTAGTTACTGTTATGCCATCTGAACCATATTTCGCATTATTAATGTTACCCTTAACTGTTAAATCTCCTTTTTTATCAGGAGTTCCTTCAACAGTAACATCCCCGTAGACAGGTCCGCCATTCTTACTATAGTAATTATTTTTTACATAGTCAACGTTAGTAATCTGTGTTCCAGTTACTTCATCAGGCATTGGAGTTGTCGGAATGCCAGTTAAGTGAGGACTATTAATAGGGGCGAATTTCCCGTCAGTTTCATCTGAATCATAATAATAAGTCTCAATAAACTCTATATTAGGAATTCTTTTCTTATTAGTCACACTCTTAGGAAGAGTTTCATTTAAAACTAAATTTCCTCTTGCCTCTCCATCAACAGTGTGTATATAGTTACCGTCTGTTTCTGTTTTATTATAATAATGCTCTTCTACAAACTCACCGGTCGCAATTTGATTAGTTCCTAACTCTGTTGCTTTTGGCGCAGTTGGTGTTCCAACAAGATGCGCGCTATCTAGGGGGGCATAATCTCGATGAACATATTCAGCATTAACAAGTCGCTTATCATTTGCTTCTTTATCAGAAATTGTTTGAGCTTTTGGTTCCCAATCCAGCTTTGTTGTGAAATCTCTTAAATCAAGAACTGGGTTATCTCCATTGACATAAACCTTAGCTTCCGAATGATTATTTAGTTTTAGAGAGCTGTCAATTACTTCTCCATCTGCTCCTTCTTCCTCATAACCACCTATATAATGTGTTTGAAGACCATTATAACCCCTTATGGTTAAATCTCCAAACATTTCGTCTCCGCGTTTTCTGACAATGTGATTAACCACATTATCAAATTTTATTTCTAAATCGCATTGAGAAATAATAACATCTTCTTCTGCGATAAAGGAAATTCCAACGGCAAAGAAGTTGGTAATACTGTCAAAAGTAAATAATGTAGTTGGACCACCAACGCGACTGGATGGAGAATTTATATCAAAAACAGTAGGAGAATCTAACTTGTATATCACATCTATTGGATTTGAGTATAAAAATCCTTCTAATCCATTCTCATAATCTTGATTCGTCTGACCAGGATTTCTTTGGAGATGTTCATAATTTATTCTTATATAAGCTTTCCCATTATGAAAAGCTATACATTCAGTGTCGCTTACCGCAAAATCATCAATACTTTTCGCAGGCAGAACATTTGAATCTCCATAAATAAGTGAATTTTCTACCCAAGAAGTCTGGCCAAGAGATAGTTCAAATGGTATAGTCGAATTTTTAAACCCGCTTCCCACAACAGAAACAGTCCATCCAGCATTGTAAGTCAAAGTATCCTTCTTTATATTGTGATATATTAATCCTTTGTTAAAATCACAATAATCGCTAGCTACAGAATCTAATGAATATAGCGGAGTATCTACTTCTAAATAAAAGTCATTATATTGATTATCATAATAAACTACTATTCCTAACAAATAATAATTATTAAACTCTTCTAAATCAATCTCTCTTTTATCAGAGAATTGTAATTCTACTCCAACATATTCAACATTGTCTGGAATTGCTATTTTAGATTTGTTTGGTAAAAAGGTTGTTGAAAAAACTCCGTCTGGCTCATTTAAACGATTTACAGAAACCACTTTCAAATTTAAAACTTCTTCGCCGTCCTCAAAAGTATAAGTTTCTCCTTTATTCACTTTGGCAGGTTTTGAAGTTTTAACAACAGTATTATCTTCACCGTTATTAAAAGAACCTATAACTAAATTTCTGTCCGTTAATAAATCTCTACCAATAGCAAATAGATTGATAACATCTATACCTGCTAAAGTAGATTTGTTTTCAAAACTCTTCGCCAAAATTGGGTTTTCTAATCTATGAATTGTTTCTCCATAAATAAGACAATTCAATACATCTGTTTCAATACCATAGTCTTTGTAAATAAGTTTACCTGTTTTTACTATTGGCGCGCCAAGTAATGATTCAGAAGCATTGTCTGGAATTCCAACCGCATTATCAACATAGTCGAATATATCTGTTGATTTTCCATGCGTATCATAAACGGACTGTAACATATCTCCACTAACTCCAGTGACAGATACCCACTCTCCATTTACCCTAACATAAATTTTACCATCTGTTGGAGCCTCAAATACGTAATCGTCTGGATAGATTCTATACCAATTTCCATTACGACGTGCCCATGTCCAATTCCTTGTATTTTCGTCGTTAGGTGCATCTTCTACATAGCCGTAAAATAAATCTGATTTTTTCACCTTTTGTGTTTCTGATGCGCCTTGAACGTCAACAGGAAGAAAATCATTATCCCCGACAGAGTAAGTCTGACCTAATTGATTTATTCGTTTGTAGGTTGCCAATAAACTCACCCCTTTTCTTTCTAATCTAAAAAAAGAGTAGTAAAACTTATTTATTACTCTATAAACTTATTCTCCTATTTTGTTAATAATATTTTCTAAATCTTTTATAGCTACTTTTATATAACCTTCTCTATAATAGAATCCATTTTCAAAAATTGAATCTATAATATTATAAATAGGTGAACTACCATTAATCTTAAAATTTTGTCCTTCGCAGAAAATTCCTGTAATTCTATGAGCATAAGGCAATGGCATTTCTTTATAAGATTTAAGTTCTTTTTCTTTTTTAAGACTAAGAAATCTTCTTTCTTCCTCTAAATACCATTTAGCTTTTTCTAAATCTTCAACTAAAGTATCAGGATTCTTTTTCCCAGCTCTACAAATATATTTAACGGCATTTCCAAGACAGAAATCTAAATCAAATATTTCTATAAAATCTACAACTTCAAAATGACTGGAATTGTAATGAGATGGATGATTTATATTCTCAATTTTCATTTTCTTCCTCCTAATATAATAATATAAATTATTTTAAAAGTCAAATTTATATTATGACTTAATTTTTTAAATTGGATAATTCTCTTTCTTTTATCTTTCTTTGGAGTGCAGAGGGATTTCTTTCTTTTTCTTTCTCTTGTACTCCACTCACTTAGATATCCTGTCTGCGATTGTACTTGCCACATAGCTTTCATCTTTTATCTTCGCTACAAAGCCCTCTGCCGTAATCCAACCTAAAATACTTTGAATCAAATCCTTAGTTTTTCCTTCTCGTCCAATATCAACATGGATTTCCACGTCCGCGCGAATACCTTCCTCATGGAAATACTCGTTTAATTCCCGCGCAATTTCAAGGCTTTTTTCTGTTTCAGTAAAAATCTTTGTATTAAGATTCTTTATTTTTGGTAATAAATCAATATGGTAAAAAAATACTCCACCATGACCTTCATTAATAAGGCAAATTACAACTACCATTTTAGTTTTATATGTATTTTGAGAATCGGTTCCAACAATAACTTTATAATTACCTTTCTCTTGTAAAATTGACTTTTTTAAATAATTAAAAACCTGCTCTTTTTCAAGAGTGCCATAAGTAGGACTTTTAAATTTCATAATTATCTTCCTTTACATAAGTTTTTCTCTTTCATTAACAGCTAATTCATCAACTAATTCATTATAATAGTTACCTGAATGTCCTTTAACTTTTGAAATTGTAATTTGAGGATTTTTAAAATAAGGAATTAGTTTTTCCCATAAATCTTGATTAGCTACAGGTTCCTTTTTACTATTCCTCCATCCATTTCGTTCCCAAGAACAGTACCATTTATTAAGATAACAATTACATAAATAAGCACTATCAGTATATAAAATAACTTCATCACCAAAAGAAAGCTTGGGAATCATACTTAATCCCTCAATAGCTCCAGTAAGTTCCATTCTTTGGTTTGTAGTAGGCATCTCGCCTCCACTTCTAATCTCATATTCTTGATTAGCTTCATTTTTAATGAATATTGCGGCCCAACCACCTTTCGCATTCGCTCGCCCATTATTGCTAGTGGCTCCATCAGTATAAATATAATACTTCATCTTTATTCACCTTTCTTCTAAACTTCCTTTTATTAAATTTCTTATCTGTTCTAATAGAATTTAATCTTGCTCTTTGGCAATAATATTTTCTAGCAAACTTATCTTCACGAGTTACTTTCTTATGGTAATTATTTTTCATATAAATTAACTCCTTTACGATTATATTATACCACAAAATCGTAAAGGAGTCAACTTCTTATCTAATTCAATTTTCCATTTATACCAGCTAAAGCAATATGCATATCTATTAATTTATCACTACAATCGCCTAATTTTCTTGATACATCTTTTTCTGAATCAACGGCTTCATCAACTTTTGAATTTAATAACTCTAGCATTGCTTGCGTGCTTTTTAACGCGGCAGTATTGTTTTCGGTAACTTTATTTGAGTTGTCTAGACTCTTTTCATACTGGCTGGTTATTTTAGAAATCTCCGCTGTTTGCCTTGAGTTATCTCTAATTAAATCCTCAAATGCTTTATAGCGAGATGGCGCGACCTTCCAAAAATAGTAAACAAAGAAAATAATTAATCCAATACACATTATTAAATATAATGGTGTACCAACTAATTTGTCAACTATGTTGAAAAATCCTTCAACATCCTTCATAGAGTCACCTCCCTCTAAAGGATAAGTAAATTTATTTTATGATTCGTCTATCTTTTTGTTTTACTTGACTTTTTGTTAATCTTATGGTATAATAAATATAGAAAAATGAAAAGAGGTATTTGAATGGAAAATTTATTTGAATTATCACCAGAGAAATACTGGGATTTCCCATCATCATATTCAAAAGAAAGAAAAGAAAGTGAAATTTTAACTAGGATTGCTAGTGATGATTATATTGCCTCATTAAAAAAAGATGGCCATTATAATCGAACTGTTATCGCAAATGGAAGAATTGCAATGCAAAGTAGAACTATATCAAAAGTGACTGGAGAATATGCTGATAAAACAGCCCATGTGCCACATATTGTAGATAGTTTGAAAAAACTTCCGGAAGGCACTGTGATAATTGGAGAACTTTATCAGCATGGGAAAACTAGCAGTGATATGACTTCCGTTCTACAATGTCTCCCAGAAAAAAGTGTTAAACGACAAAAAGGAGAATATGGATTTGTTTACTATTATATTCACGATTGTTGGTATTATAATGGACAAAATCTAATGGATGAACCATATTCAAAAAGAATTGAATACGTTCAGAAAATTTTCAATAATTTTATGAAAGATAATCTTTATATCGAAGTAGCAGAATACGCGAAAACACCAGAAGAAATTACAAATCTTCTTAATTATGCAAGAGAGAATGGGGAAGAAGGTATTGTAATGGTTAGAAAAGATGCGATTGTAAGTCCTGGAAAACGAACGGCTTGGAAAACAATTAAAGTTAAAAAAGAATTAGAGAAAGAAGTAGATTGCTTCTTAACTGGGCATTATAAAACTCCAACTAGACTTTATACTGGAAAAGAGCTTAGGAGTTGGATTTATTGGGAAGATTTAAAAACAGGAAGTCTTGTATCTGGTAAATTATTTGAAGATTATGAAGCCGGGAGACCAATAGAACCAGTTACAAAACCATATTATTTCGGGTGGGCAGGTTCTCTCGAACTTGGAATTCTCCACAATGGCAAAGTTGAAGAATTGGGATATGTTTCTGGCGTTAATGATGAAATTAAACAAGCTATTGTTGAAGAGCCTAACAAGTATTCTATGCGTCCTTGTAAAGTCACAGCAATGGAGTTTACAGATGATAAAAAGTTGCGCCACCCTCGTTTCGTTGAATTTAGAGATGATTTGAATATTGAAGATTGTAATTGGGAGAAAATTTTTGGAGAAGAATAATTATGTCAAAAGCTATCACTTGGGAAAAATTTAAAGAACTATTTAAAAATTGTTCTGATGATACAATTATGAATTTCTCATTCCTCACGTCTTTTGAAGATATAAGAAAATGGTTTGAAGATGAAGTCAATAAAGAAAAAACAGAGTATTTTAAAAGAGGATATCAGTCTTGTATTGATGATGAAATAAAGACAAAATATGGTTTTGAAAAAGAAGATTGTTGTTTAAATTGTCAATATCATTTTTATTATGGTGAATGTTCATTAGAACCTGTAAAAAATAGTAAAATGAAAATTGGGACAATTTGTCCTTTGTTTTCTAAATAAAAAATAGCCATTTCCTTAAACGGGAATGGCTATACTTTTACTTTAATTTTGGAGAGATTTCTCCAAAAGGAGGACGTTTTATTTGAAGCTGGTTGATACAAACGTGTTATTAGACTATCCTAGGATTGTGGAAAATTATGATGATATTGTTCTTCATATTTCAGTTTTAAAAGAATTAGATAACTTGAAGAATAAAAATCAAGAGATAGGAAAGAAAGCGCGCAAAGCATCTAATTTAATCTTTAATAACAAGAATAAAATTACTTTTAATAAAGATGTAATTAAAGATGATTATGTAGATGATATTCTTATTTATTTAGCAAAGAAAAATAGATACATAATCGTTTCAAATGATATTAATATGTTAATCAAATGTGAATTTGAAAACATTGAAAGTATGACATATTCTTATCCAGATGATAATTATACTGGAATTACACGACTAAAAATTGGTATTAATGATGAAGATATTGCGAAAATTTACGAAGGCGCGCCAACTAATTTAAAACTTTGCGAAAATGAATATGTATTTATCTATAATGAAAATACGGTAGATGAATTTAAAAACAAACAAGGCAAGTTAATACAGTGTCCTTATTGTTCTATTGAACAAACGTCTTACAATGAAAAAGTAAAACCTAGGAATCCAGAACAAAGAGCTTTAATTACGACTCTTTTAGATAAAGATAATACAATAGTATTCGCAACCGGTAATTACGGAACTGGGAAATCATATTTACTCTATTCTTTTGCTCTTCACGAATTATCAAAAGGGTCAATAGATAAAATTGTAATAGTTCCAAATAATGCTCAGAATGAAAACACTAGAGAACTTGGAACTTTACCAGGGGATATGTTTTCTAAAGAGTTGGTTTATATGGGCCAAATAGTTGATATTCTTGGCGATTCAATAGAGGTTGAAAGACTTTATAATGACGGTTTGATTGAAATAATGCCAATTGCCGTAGCTAGAGGCCGCAACTTAGAAAAAAGCATTGTTATAGTAAATGAAGCACAAAATTTAACTGAAGACCATATTAAGTTACTAATTGCCAGATGCGCCGCGGGGACAAGAATATTTTTTGATGGGGATACAAAACAAACTGACGCGAAAATTTTTAGAGAAAAAAGTGGTCTTAAACTTCTAACTAAATTAAAAGACAGTGAAAAATTTGGCGACTTATTTTCTATGGTAAGACTTGAATCTATTGAGCGAAGCAGAACTGCTCAGGCCGCGCAATATTTAGACGAAATAGAATAAATTTCAAAGTCAAGCATTAATTTGCTTGACTTTTTCTTTATTTTATGATATAATTATAATAGGTAAAGGAGTGAGTAAATGATTGATGAATTAGAGAAAGAATTTCATTCCATTGGAATTGAAATTAAAAGCCATGGATATTATAAAACAATAGGAGAAATTTTTGAAGAATTGAAAAACAAGTGGAATTTTATACCCCTTAATGATAGGGATGATTTTATATCTTCAATTTCTATGATACTTGAAGGCGGTGATATAATTGAATAATTATACTATTAATGATATTGAGTCTCTTTCTTTTAAAGATGGGGTTAGGAAAAGAATTGCTATGTATCTTGGTTCCGCAGACATGCAAGGTGTATATAATGCGATTCAAGAAATTATCTCCAATAGTGTGGATGAATACTATATGGGTTATGGGAATAGAATTGAAGTTGGTCTTGGTCCTAATAATATGGTTGTAATTACGGACAAAGGAAGAGGTGTTCCTTTCGGTATTAGAGAAGATGGTTCAAATGTGCTAGTGGATATTTTTTCAAAAGCTCACACTGGCGGAAAATTTAATGATAAAGTATATAATTCTGTTGCTGGTCTTAATGGAATAGGCGCGAAAGCAACATGCCTTTCTTCTTTTAAATTTAATGTTAGTGTAGTAAGAGAGGGACGTCATGCTATAGCCTCTTGGGAGAAAGGAGAATTAATATCCTATAAAGAAGAAGATTGGGACAATAAAGAAGTTCATGGAACCTCAATTCAATTTGCTCCCGACTCAGAAGTTTTTAATGTAGAACCTATTGATATTAAATTTGAAGAACTTTGTAAAAGATGTAAAAATCTTTCGTATCTAACAAAGGGACTGACTTTTTCTCTTGAAAACTCTATGACTGGTGAAAGAGTAGAATATTGCGCAACAAATGGATTGATTGATTTGATTAAAGACAATGTCTCTGATTCAGTTCATCAAACTCCTATTTATTTCGAGATGGAAGATGGAGAAGAGCATATAGAAGTAGCATTACAATGGACGCATGGTAAAGAGCGAGGTTTTACTTTTACTAATGGTCTTTATCATAGCGAAGGCGGGACTAGCCAGACTGGCTTAAAAACAGCGATTACTAATTTTATGAAGAAACAAATCAAAAGTGGAGTGGATGGAGATATGGCTAGAACGGGATTAGTATATGCTGTATCATGTAAAACACCTAATCCTTCTTTTGCTAATCAAACAAAAACCAAAATCAATAATACATCTTTAAGAGGTCTAGCTCAAAGAGCTACAACTCAAGCACTTGGAAACTTTAAAAATATCTATCCCAATGAATTTGAAAAAATTCTAACTTTTTTATTAAAAGAGAAGAAAGCAGAAGAAGCAGCACAGAGAGCAAGAAAGCAAGTTCTCGAAGCAACTAAAGATATAGAAAAGAATCAAAAGAAAAAAGTCTTTTCTTCTGATAAATTAAAAGATGCTGAATTTCTAGGACAAGACTCTATCCTTTTAATTGTAGAAGGTAATTCCGCGGCTGGAGCTATGGCTTCCGCGCGAGACGTAAAGAAATATGGTATTTTAGGAATTCGAGGGAAAATTATTAACTGTCTTGCTCATCCAGAAGAGAAAATCTTTGAAAATGAAGAGAT